ATTCGTATCGCTCGGACCAAGAGGAACTCTCACGGTCGTGGGCGCGGTCTGCCTGAAGGCCTCCCGTCATCGGGCGTGGTTCAAGTCGGCCTGGGTCGCATTCATCGGTACGACCGGATTGCGGTTCCCCTGTTTGAAATTGTCACATGCCACGCGAGAGACTTGTTCAATGCGAATACGATGGTCCCTATCCCTCGTCCCCATCGCTTCTTAAGGGTGTCTGGGTGCAACCCTGTGAGCCTGCGAAGTCGCGTCCAGGACCAGACATGGTGGGGTCTTCCCGATGCCGACGGCGCCAATGCCAGCGAACGCATCAGCACCAGTCGGCGTTCTTCGAACTTCGGGATCAGAGCGGTCCAGCGATACGCCTCATCCATTTCGCTGATTTGTCGCGACGATGGTGCCAGTCGCGGCTCGGATGCGGCAGTCTCGGTCTCAGGCCACGGGATCCGGAGTCCGAGCGGAAAGCAGCCGACCCAGGGCAGGGCAAGCAACACTTGACCGGCGGCCGCCAAACCGGCTTCGACCTCGGCTTCGGTGTACCGTTCTCGGCGGGCATCATCGCGCATCTTATTTCCTTTTATGGGAGAGCACGACGTCAATTGAACGATGAACAACGATGCATATCCATTAGAATACGCCTATGTGAAGTCGCGCCAAGACTATTTTCAGCTTGCGGCCGTTTCCTTGAGGCACACAAAAAATCCACAAAACGAAAGCGAGAGAAGCAATTGCCCTGTTTCTCTTAAGGCTCTCGCAACAGCCGCGTGCGACCGAGGCGCCGTCCACCGCAGAACTGCGAATTTGTAGCCGTTCGTCGGGTGGGCAACCTATAGGTAGTTCCTGACGGATGTAGCCCACAGCGCGAGAAGCGGCCACCATCTTCAGCACACCCCGCTGTCCGATGGAAATCGCGATCCACGCGAACACACGATCTATAGTCGTCGGGTCACATCGGTAACGACTCCCCAAAGCGATGAACCAACGACAGTTTTGAAAATGTGTGATTTGCATGGTCACTTCTGTCAGAACATTGACAGGACATTGGGTAGAATTTGCCCTTAATGCCAGGGCAGTTGCACTCGGCACCAGCGGGCCCGTCAAGATCTTTGACATCGCCTGCGGCACCACGCCAACCAGTGCTGCGATCGGATTCTCGATAGGAAAACAGACGCGCCTTCCACCATGCCTGCGCCAGCGGACGGATTGGCATCGATTTCGACGAAACGGGTCGTGCACCCAAATGAACGCGAGAACCCCAGCCCGGACACGCCACGGTTACGCGAAGGGCCACAGCGGCACGGTGAGTTCGGGAAGCGTGCTGTTCATGATCGTCGGTGGGCCGGCGACGGTTTTGTGATAGCCACGATCCTCTATATTGCGCCGGAGCGGGCTCGCGACGACGGCATCGGCAAACATCTGCTGTATCGCCTGATCGGAACCGCGGTGGCGCCGCCTTTCGGCAGCGTGCCGGTGGTCCAGATAGACAGCGCCGGCGGGAGCGACCTGCTGGTCCTGTCCCCTGGCGTGAGTCAGACGATCATTTCGGGTGTAGCGCCGACGCGGCGACACGCACTCGCTTATCCTGACGTACGATGCCGGCTCAAGGGTCAACGTCTGGCTGGACGGAACCCAGGTCGACACCGGCCTGCCGAACGGCGCGGGGGTCGGCGGTGTCGCGACCTTGCTGCACGCCACGACCTCGGGCGGCGGGGCGCAGTGCTGGTTTCACGAGGCGGCGTGGCATAACTCGGCGCTGAGCGGCGTCGCCATCGCCACCGTACTGTCCTATGCCTCGTGGCGAACGACGTCGATATCCGCTTCAACTACTACGGCGCGCAGAACGGCGAGGTCACGCCGGCCGGCATCGCATTCTCAATCACGCCGTTCGTCGGCGGCGCGAGCAATCCGGTGCTGACAACGCTGCTGTCGAACCTCGGAGTGCAGTTGTTCGATTACCTCGATCTGCCCTACACCGACACTGGCAGCCTCAACGCGCTGCAAACGTTTCTGTCGGACGCCCAGGGAAGGTGGTCGGCCGAGCAAGGGCTGTATGGGCACGTTTTCGCCGCCTATCGCGGCACGCTGAGCAACCGCACCACGTTCGGCACCAGCCGCAACGATCAGCATGCCTCCATCCTGGGCTTTTACGACAGCCCGACGCCGGCCTGGCTGGAGGCCTCGGACTGGTGCGCGGCGCACGTGATCCGGCTGCGGGTCAATCCGGCGCAAGGCGTGGCGACGCAGCCGCTCAATCTGTTGCCGCCGCCGATCGCCTCGCAGGACACGCCTGGCGAGCGCAATACGCTGCTGTTCGACGGCATCAGCACGTTCACGGTCGGGCCCGGAGGCGTGTGCGAGATGGACCGCTCGATCACGACGTATCAGCAGAACGCGTCGGGGCAGCCGGACAATTCGTATCTAAACACTAACATTCTGTTTCAGGCGATGTACGCGGCACGCTACACGGCGGCGCAGATCACCAGCCAATTCATCGTGCCGGGCAAGATTCTGGTGGCCAACGGCACGCTGATCCCGCCCGGCTCGCCGGCCACGACGCCGAATGCCATGTTGGGCGCGGTGATCGCGATCTATGCCTATTTGTGCAGCGAGTTCATCTGCCAGAACGTGCGGAAATTCGCCGCCAACGCAACCGCGCAGGCGGGTACCAAGGGGCAGGTGCTGATGTATCTGCCGTTCGACTTCTCCGACCAGGTCATCAACGTTGGTATCCTCGTGCAATTTCAGCAAAGCACGTGATGCGTGGTTTCTCCGTTGAATTTCGGGTTCCGTCCCAAAAGGTCCACGTCAATCAGATTTCGGCGGAAGGATCGTGCTATCCCGCAGAAGGTTGTGATCGGCACCATAGAAAAACTCGCCGATTGCGTTTCCAATCTCACGATTCTTGATCCAGGATGTTCCCTCCAAGGACTGGGAGGCTCCTTCGATTAATCCTGCTGACGCCAGGCTCTGTATTGATGCCTCATCGACGGCCCATTCACTATTTGGTGCCATCGGGCCGACAACGGCATATCCGACAAACTTGGCGGTCCATTTTGTTAGGCATTCAAGGCTCTCTTGCGCCGACGGTGGCAATCCTTTGATGATCTCCAGCAAACGGCGTTTCTCCTCCATCTGCTTCGCCCGTTTTTCTGCTAATTCGGGCGCTATTATGCGGAACAAATACTCACGCAGCAAAAAATGCGTGAGGCGTTCGAACCAAACAAATGCAGGCACAAATCGAGATTTATTAACGAGATCCATTCCCTCAAACATAGCTTTCGTGCTTACGCGTTCGGAAATGCCGATTTCAACATGGGCTGGAAACGGCGTCCCGGTATGGGTAAATGCGGAACGAGCGCTGTACGTTTCTCGGAGGAACCGCCGCAGAGTCGCCTTGGTGATCGTAGCCGTAAGCGCATCCAAACCGGGGCGTAGCTCGTCTTTCTGCTCCCAAAACTCATCCGGAAGAAATTCTTCGACGAAGTCTCGGAATTTTTGCCACACAAAGAATTCCGCACGCAGCAACTCTCGCTTCACATTTTCAATAAGGGATCCATCGGAAATTGAGAGCGATATCTGTTTTAATGCAGCACCAACACTTTTGAATTTTTCAACATCGTCAAAATTAAATGTCTTATCCTTAAGGTGATGACCGGACAGGCATTCTATCGCGGAGACAAGCAAGAAATACGCCGTCGACGTGTCGTAGGCTGAGAGTGAAAGCGCTGCATGATAGAGCCGTGCAGCGCCCAGGATCGCGGCTGCATGGTTCTCTTCGGTGTTGGAAAGGCCTAAAAGGATCGAGCGCATCTCGATCGAGCTAATGCCTGCCGGTGGAATCGGGTTTGATGGTGGCGTACGGGAAACATGAGTGTAGTCCCCCAGCTTAACCGGCTTCCCACCGATACGACGCGCGCCTAATGGCAACAAAGGCTCACGAACAAAGACGGTCAGGAGTGTCCCGAATTCGAGGGCAACGTCGTCTATTGGTGGGCCAGCGCTTATGCCGCTTGCGAATTTTTCTGTTCTATCAAAGCAATCGAAAGACAAACATAGTTCCTGTGGAATCGTATAAACCGGGCGGCTGATAACAGCCAACGTGTACCAGTGATGGTCGCCGAGCATCGCCCACTCGCCTGCACTTGAGTGATGGCGATCAGCGGTGAGAATCGTGCAATCGAAGAGTTCTCGTCGGGAATGAAAGTGAAATTCGACGGGGGTGACGCTACCCGCCGCACCTTTCGAACTCATCGCTATCAACTGACGCGTGTTCCAGGCTAGCGCCATATTTCGACCCCGATCCAGGTTAACCAACGTTGGCAGACGCCAAATCCTTTCGGTTCCATCAAGAATTTGCGCCGACTGGTCTTGCCGCGTGCAGGCCCCCGTTCATGCATAGCGGCGACTGACGGTCTGCTCCTACCGATACCCGAAACTCTAACTGGGAATTACCACCGTGTCAGCGACCTTGACCACGAGCACGCCCACCAACCGGCGGCTCTCAGGCACCACCGCGTTTAGCGTGAACGGCACCGCCATTTCGGTGATCGAGTTCATGTGGGACCCGGCCAATTTCGAGAACACGACCATGAGCAGCCTCTCCGGCGTTGACGGCTTCGATCAGAAGCCGGTCGCATCCTATATCTCCGGCAAATTCCGCGACACTGGCGCCAACAGCGTCACCGGCTTCACCGGCCTGACCAACGCGACTGTCGTCGTGCTGCTGGCCAACGGCAAGCAGATCGTCAGCCACAATCTCCAATATGTCGGCCGCCCCGGCGTGAACGGCTCTGACGCCGGCTTCGACTTTCGGTTCGAGCGCGTGGCTGGCACCATCCAGGAAATCGGCGCGTCGTCATGACGGTCTGAACCCCAGTTCCCGAACCGCAAACCTGGACACTGCCGAGGCCGATGGTGCACGGCGGTATCCACTATGCCACCGTCACGATCGGCGCACCGACGTCCGAGGACGTGTTGAAAGCGACCGCCGTCCCCGGCGCCTCAGGCCTCGACGTGACCTTGCGCATCATCGAGTCCGCCTCGGCCGAACACGTCCCCTACGACGTGCTGAAAAAGCAGCCGCATTGGCTCAATCAGCAAATTTCCGACTACATGGAGGAATTCGTCGGCGCGCCCGCACCCGGCCCTTTGGAAGCCTGGCGCGAAGCACGCCGCGCCGCGCAACAGGCGGACCAGAAAGCGCGCGTCGAGGCGGAAGCGAAAGCGGCCGAACAGGCGAAAGCCCTGACAGCCGCTGCCGAAGCAATGCCGACGCCTCCGTTCTGATCGCCCTCGCGCGGTCCGGCGCGCTGGAAATCGCCGCCGCGCGCGTGGGCCGCTTCTACGGCGACGGCCTGCGTTGGGCCCTGGCGCTGCCTCTGCCGGCACTGCTGCGCTGGCACCGCTTGATCTCCGCGGTCGAGGCACGCGAACGTGGCGGGTAAATCCTCCGGCTTCGCGATCGGCATCAGCATCGCGGACAACGCCAGCGCCGGCCTCGACCGCATCAACAAGCGCATCGCCGCGCTGACCGCGCCCGCCGAACGCTTCAACAAAAGCCTCGCCAAATTCGGCGAGGTCACCGGCATCAACCGCGCCGCCGAAAACATCCAGACACTGGGCGATCGCGCTCTGGGCGCCGCCCGCGCGGTCGAGCGCCTGGCCGGGC